ATATAAAATCTCAATCTATCAATTAGTAGAAACTAAAGATAGTCAGGGATTTCCTAGCGTTCAAGAAAACTTAATATTAGAGCCATACGCAAATGTTTTTACTACAAGAGGGTTTACATTAATTAAAAATGATAGTAATTTTGAAAAAGCCTATACTAATTTTACTATTAGATACTCACAAACATTAGAAAATGCTTATTATAACGCTTTAAATTCTAATCGTGATATGATTATCGTTTTTAGAAATAAACGCTATAAAATCGAGTATTTTAATAATATAAATGAGGATTGCGTAGAATTAGAATTACAAGCAAAGGAAATTTTAAAATAATGGCTAAATTTAAAATGCAATTACCAACCGAATTGATAGAAGAATTTATGTCATTAAGAAGCCAAGCACCCGAAATGTTTGAAGAAATGACAAGAGCGGGGGCGGAAGTAGTAAAACAAAATGTAATGTCTAATATTCAAACGGCTTTTAAAGACGCTAGTAAACTAACACCATATTTAAAAATAACCAAAACATATAGGACAAGAAAAGATGACGGGGTAAACACTAAAATAGGCTTTTACGGTTATTATAAAGAGGGCGAAAAACAATTTTTTGTGACTACTTATGATACAGAGGGCTACCAATATAAAACAGGTAAAAAACACCGACAAACTAGACAAGCAGGGCGACACGGTGATATTTACCAATATAACGGAATACCTGTGCCTTTAATTATAAGGGCAAGAGAATTCGGGTCATCATCAGGTGAAGCAAAGAAGCCGTTTTTTAGAAAATCATTTAATAAAAGTCAAATTGAAAATGCTATGTTGCAAGTTCAAAAAAAATATATTAAGGAAGATTAATTATGAATGAATTAATAGAACAGATTTTTAATAATTTTCAAGTAAACGGTGTAGCAATCCCTGTTAGTTTTTTAAGGTATGGTGGAAAATCAACAACTTACATTACTTATATGGAATGGGACAAGTCTAATTCATATAGTGGTGATGATGAAATATTAGGTTATGTATCATATTATGATTTTGATATATTTTCAAAGGGAAATTATTTAGCAATAGTTGAAGCGGTCAAAGAAATAATGAAAAATAACGGCTTTACGTGGCAACCTGCCCGTGATAGTCAAGATATGTTTGAAGATGATACAGGTTATTATCATAAAACATTATGTTTTGCAATAGAAAGGGGAAATGAATAAATGGCAAAGATAGGTTTAAATAACTTTAGATATGCAATCTTAACAGAAGCACAAGACGGAACACCTAGTTATGCGGGTGCTTTAACACCTGCAAAGGCTATTTCTTGTAATGTTGAAGTAAACAATAATGACGCTAAATTGTATGCTGATGATTATTTAGCAGAAAGCGACACAACATTTAATAATGGTACTGTGACAATCGGTATTGATAAATACGACCAAACAACAATGGCGAATTTATTAGGTCATACTGTAAATGCAGACGGCGAATTAGTTAGAAAGACAACAGATGTAGCACCATACGTTGGTTTAGGACGTATAATTACAGAAATGGTAAATAATGTTTTACAATATAGAGTTGAAATATTATTTAAGTGTAAATTTAGTGAGCCAAGCCAAGAAGATAATACTAAAGGTGAAAGCGTTGAATTCAATACATTTGAATGTCAAGGAACAGTAAATGCTCTTGCAAACGGTGATTGGTCTAAAACAAAGACTTTCTCAACAAAGGCAGACGCAATCACATATTTAGAGGGTGTTTTCGGTCAATCAACATCTTATACTATTACATATAATGCAAACGGTGGAAGTGGAACAGTTGATAGTCAAACAGTTGTTGCAGGAAATAGTGTTGTATTAGATAACGGTACAGGTTTAACTTATGCAGGTCATACTTTTAAAGGTTGGGGAACAAATCCAAGTTCAACAACAGTTTTAACAAGTCCTATTACACCAAATAGTGATATGACTTTATATGCAGTATGGGACGCAAACGAATAATAAACACACAATAAGGGGTGGGGTTTAATCCCTTACCCCTAATTTTATAAAAGAAAGGAATAAAATATTATGGGAAAAATTACAGAGAAATTAAGAAAATTAGGTTTAATAGTAAATGGCGTTGAGCCAACAGGCGAAACAATTAGTGAAACAATCGACAGTATAGCAGATGATTACACAGGCGGAAGTGGTGGTACAACAGTTGTTGCTAATCCTACACTTGTAGGAACAGAAGCCGATTTAACAGGTTTACAAGTAGGCGATACTAAATATGCAGTACCACAAGGTGGGGGCTCTACTGATTTAAAATCAGACGGAGAGATATTTTATGCAATTAAAGGTAAAACATTTAATTATAGCAAATTTTTACAATTATTAACTAGTAAAGGTGTTAATACTAATGAAGATATTAGTAATTCTGAAAAATTTATTCGTTTAGCTTTTGCTTCAGATAATTATATTAAAATAACACCATACAATAGTGATACTCCAATAGAATATAGAATTACTTTTAAAATTGGCACTGACAGTTTTGAAACATATGATACAAATAATAGTTCAACATTAGCGAATATGGTTTGGTATGAGCCGTTAGGACCATTTAGTATATTTTATTCGGATTATGAAAATTCAACTGTATCTAAACCAATTATTTCTATTCTTAGCGGTGTAACGACTACAAGTTTTATAACTGATATAACTATTGATGAAGTATTAGCATTATTTGATGAAGCAAATTAATTATTATGTAAGAACTACATTAGATAGAAAATTAGATAATAGTTATAATCAAATAGATTATATATTATTAGTAGATAAAGAATATAAGCCTTTAAAATCGTTTATAGAACAATTAAAAATAATTAGTAATACCGATAGTGTATTATTAGAAGATGATTTAATACTATGTAAAGATTTTAAAAAGGAAATTGAAGAAGTAATTAATAAATACCCTAATGATATTATTAATTTCTTCTCATTTCCTAATGACTACTTTAAAACTAAAAGAAGTTATATATTTTCTTCTAATCAATGTACTTATTACCCTAAAGGTTTGTCCTTAATAGTAGCAAACGAAATTGAAAAAATTTCAAAAACTACTGAATGTATACAATATGATGTTTTAGAATGTAAAGCATTAAGAAATTTAGGATTATCTCATATTATATATAGACCTTGTTTAGTTCAACATATAGACGGTGAGAGGATTATTAAAAGTATTAGACATTGGAAACATAGAACACCATATTTTATTGATGATTTAAAAGAATTAGGAATAGATTACGAAGATAAAAGAATAAAATTCGAGAGAGGAAAAATGAAATGAAAGAAATGAGAAATGAAATCGAATATAAAGGAAATAAATATAATTTAGTTTTTAACTTAAATGTAATGGAAGTAATACAAGATGAATACGGCACACTTGATAATTGGGGTGCTTTAACAGACGCAAGCAAAGGCGAGCCAAACGCAAAAGCAGTTGTTTTCGGTTTTACGGCTATGTTAAACGAGGGTATTGATATTGACAACGAGTTAAGAGAAAAAGACGAAAAAATCGAATTTTTAACACATAAACAAGTGGGGCGTATGCTTACAGAAATCGGATTAAGAGAAGCAACATTAAAAATGAATACAACAGTAATCGAAAGCACTAAATCCGACCAAAAAAACGAATAATCCACGACGAGGACGAAATAGATAATCCCGTTTTAGACTTATCGTGGTTTTACTTTATAGGCAAGTCTAAATTAGGCTTGTCTTTTAAAGAAACGGGTCGCTTGACACTTTATATGTTTAACAAACTTTATCAACATTATAAAGATAATTGGGATTTAGAAATGTTATTGTTTAAAAGTGGTAAAACATATGAGGAAATCAAAGAAAATCGAAATAAAAACGAATATTGGATTAAATAGGGGGTGAAATTATGGCAGGTTTTGGTGGTGCGGTCAAACTTACAGGTGAAAGTGAATATAGACAAGCATTAGCACAGATTACACAGAATTTAAGAGAAGTTTCATCACAAATGAATGTAGTTGCTTCTGCATACGATAAAAATGATAATTCTATTGAAGCATTGTCTAGTAAATCAACCGTATTGAATTCAAAATTAGAAGAACAAAATAATAAATTAAAAGTTTTACAATCTCAATATACCTCTATGAGCCAAAAGTATGAAGAAAATACTAATAAACATAATGCTCTAGTTCAAACTTATGACGAAGAAAAAGCCGAGTTAGAAAGAATTAAAACTACTTTAGGGGCAACATCTAAAGAATACCTAGCACAAGAAAAAGTTGTTGCAGAATTAGAAAAAGAAGTAAAAAAATCAACGGCTAATCAAAATGCAAATGCACAATCAATGTCTAATTTAAGAATTCAAATGAATAATGCAACAACAGATATTAATAAGACAGAGAATGAAATTAAGCAGTTATCAAAGGCTATGGAAGAAGCCGAAAAAGATACTGATGATTTAGGCGATAGTGTTGAGGACGCAGGAAAAAAGACCAAAGGTGCAAGTGACGGTTTTACCGTGTTTAAGGGTGTTTTATCTAATCTTGCAACAGATGTTATTAGAAGTGCAGTAAATGGATTAAAAGCATTAGGCGGTGCATTAATTAATGTTGGTAAGCAAGCAGTAGGTAATTATAAAGCATATCAACAATTAACGGGTGGTGTTGAAACCTTATTTGGTGATAGTGCGGACCAAGTTATGAAATATGCGGAAGTATCATATAAAACCGCAGGTATAAGTGCAAATCAATATATGGAACAAATAACATCATTTAGTGCTAGTTTAATTTCATCATTAGGCGGTGACACTAAAAAAGCAAGTGAAGTTGGTAATAGAGCCATTATTGATATGTCAGACAATGCCAATAAAATGGGAACATCTATGGAAATGATACAAAATGCTTATCAGGGTTTTGCAAAACAAAACTACACTATGCTTGATAACTTAAAATTAGGTTATGGTGGAACAAAGGGTGAAATGCAAAGATTAATTGCAGACGCTAGTAAGATGACAGATGTTCAAAAAGAATTAGGTGTGACAGTTGACGGAAGTTCAATGTCTTTTGCAAATATTGTAAATGCTATTTCTGTAATGCAAAAATCAATGGGTATAGCAGGAACAACAACCAAAGAAGCAGGCGAAACTATTGAGGGTAGTTTTAATTCAATGGCAGGTGCGTGGCAAAACCTTTTAACAGGTATTGCAAGCGGTAGTGATATATCAGGATTAATTGATAATTTAGTAAATAGTATTATGACAACGGCTAAAAACTTAATCCCAACAATTCAAAATACAATCAAAGGTATTGCAAATTTAGTAAGTGGATTATTAAAGGAAGTTGTCCCTATTTTGATAAAAGAAATACCGCCTTTAATTCAAGAAACATTACCTATATTAATTGAAGCGGTCCAATCATCTTTAAATGCTATTATGGAAGTATTACCAAGTGTTATTGATACAATAGCCCAATTAATACCGCAGATAGTAGAAATGTTATTGTCAATGTTGCCACAATTAGTTGATGTAGGTATTAAAGGCATTTTAGCATTGATTAACGGAATTTCAGAAGCATTACCAAAATTAATCGGAATGTTGCCTGATATTATTATGCAAATAATAGATGTATTTATGAATAATATACCTTTAATTATAGAAACAGGAAAAAATTTATTAGTTGGAATAATTGAGGGATTAAATATTGCAATACCTAAATTAATTGATTACTTACCACAGATAATTGAAACCATAATTGAGGTATTAATGGAAAATTTACCATTAATTATTGAAGCAGGTATAGAAATATTAACGGCTCTTATAAATGGTATAGTTCAAGCAATACCAAAATTAGTTGCTATGTTGCCAAAGATTATAATGTCTA